TTCTTATTAAAATGTCCTAGTATAGATTGAATAAACGCCTTTTTCATGTCTTTATTTTGTTTAACCATTTAGAACCGACCTAGGTATTGCCTGACAGTTCCAATGTATAAATCTAAACGGATCATACCCCATATCAACAATGTATTGATGTGGCATATATGAAGGAAAGAATAACATTGAACCCGGTTCTACTTTATAATTTATTGCTGTTGAAGCATAAGTGACTTTTAATTTGTCTAACTCTGGTAAACTGTTCATAAGATTGCCTGGTCTAGGGTCTTCAAATAGAGGTAGTGATGTTTTCTCACTTGCTTTTAAAAAGTAGAAACCAGATATGTGACCGTTCCAATGAGTATGTAAAGTGTGATTCCCACCACCTCTCTTAGCAAACTCTTGTACCCACATTTCTGTGGTAAATACTGCATAGTCTTTTAGATCATAACCCATTTCTAATAGTAGATTGTATGATGTTGCACCTATGTAATCTTGTAATTCTTTAAACGCAGGATCGCCTAATAAAGATGTTGAATGAAATACATGACCCATATCACCCTTATCGCCAAACTTTTTATTTCTTTTATCTATATCTTTTTTTAAATTTTTCTTTGATTGTTCAATATAAGAATCAGAAGCTTTATTTAAACTATCTACAAAGCCAGGTTCTTTTGCAAACCATATAGGACATTTAAAATATTCTTCTCTACCTAGTTGTTTTGGAAAACTTAACTTTTCTTTTTTAATCTTTTTCTTTTTTTTCTTTTTCATAATATTCCTTTATTATTTGTATGGATATCCTAAATTCCAAATAACCAAACTGTTTCTTTCTCCACTTTTAACTGGACACACTCTATGCCACACAAAACCAGGAAACACTACTAAAGAACCTTTAGGTAATATCTCAGTACATTTATGTGTGTTAGGTTTTTTATCAGGATCACCGTTTCTAAAATCAAATTCTAGTTCACCACCCTTATAATCTTTAGGGTCGGATAGAGTTACGGTTACAGATAGTTTTCTAATCTTACCGTGAGATGGATCTCCTTGTTCTCTTTGATAAGGTTGATCCCATCCATCACAATGCCAATCATAGTATTGACCTTTTTTATATTTTGTAAATTGACAAGATTCAGAATGATCCCATTCAAAATTCCAACCTGCATTTGCATTTGCACTATGAATATAAGGTTGTATCTCTTTATATATCCATCTATCATCCATCCAAACAACATCTGAATTTCTTTTCTTTTTTAAATCTTTAACTTGTTTTTTATTTAAATTTTTATCACCGAAACCACCTGTGACTGCCATTTGATCTTGTAATTGATGACCATATTTTACGATATCATCACAGATACGTTCTGGGATTGCTGATTTAAAGTACCAATAATAGTTTGTTAGATTCATTTGAGATCACCTTCTTTTATAATCATTATGTATTATATCATATTTATAATACTTTGTAAAGCGTTTTTATTTATGATGTTAATTACTGATATTTGTATCGTATAACAACAACACCTGAACCACCAGCACCTTCACAATCTCCGCCACCACCACCTGTATTAGTACTACCGTTTGCGTTTTCTCCTGCACCCCCAAAACCTATTGGGTCTCCAGCACCACCGCCACATCCACCACCATTTCCTCCTCCTGCTCTTCCAACAGGACTTGCTGTAATACAAGAAGTTGCTCCAGCACCACCTCTTCCTGCAGGTGCTGAACTATTTCCATTTCCGCCTGTAGCACCAGCGGCAGTTGCTCCACCACCTCCGCCACCTGCAAAATATACACAGCCTTGATGATGTCCGCCACCACCAGCAGTACCTTGTGCGGGACTTGATGGAGGTGTATTACCTGCTCCACCAGCTCCTGGTCCTGGCGGCGGTGCTGGTGCACCTCCTCCACCTCCAGATCCACCGGCAGCACCATTATAAATGGCTGCTTGATTCTCACCTGAAAACTGTCCACCTCCACCACCACCAGCAGATGTAATTGTTGAAAATACTGAATTTGATCCACTTTTTTCAGCTGAAGGTCTGTCATCACAACCAGCACCACCACCGCCTCCTCCAACTGTGACAGCATAAGTTTGTTTAGAAACTGGTAATGCAGCAACACTTCCTCCAAGAGGTGATACGGTATAACAACCAGAAGCAGCACCAGATGATTCTCTATATCCGCCTGCTCCGCCTCCTCCACCGTTTTTTGCGCCACCTCCACCACCAGCAACTACTAAATAATCAACTGTATTTGAGCCAGCAGCAACTCCTCCTGCAGTAACTATAAAGTTACCTGATGAAGTAAATGTATGAATTCTGAAATTTCCTGAATTTGTAACTGTTCCACCTGTTGCAGTAACAAAATTAGGCGGAGTTTCTGGCCATGTTCCAGCACTCTGTGCTGCAAACTGACTTCTTAAATTCCATACACCACTTGCTTTGTCTAATTCTTTTACGACAACTACTCCTGATCCACCATTACCACCTGTTCCATTTTTAGCACCTCCTCCGCCATTACCTCTATTAGCAGTTCCCGCTGCACCATTTCCATCAGAAGTTGATTTACCGGTTCCTCCTAAAGCATATGTAAGATCAGCACCTGAAGAAGTATTAGGTGCACCAGCTCCAGCAGTATTTGCTGCAGGTGTATCAGCGCCAGCACCACCAGCACCACCACCGCCTGCGCCTTGTTCACCGTCTCCGCCACTTGCTGCACCGCCAGCATTACCTTGACCAGAAGGACTAGCTGCACCACCAGCATAAGATGAACCACCTTCAGGACTTCCTTGGGCTCCACCACCTGATCCACCAGCTTTACCTGCAGAGCCACCATGTCCTCCACCGCCGCCACCTGCCGTAGATGTGATCGTAGTTATATTACCAACAATTAATGTGTTATTACCACTATTAGAAGAAGCGTCTCCTTGACCAGCACCACCAGCACCAATTGTTATAGGAACTGCTGAGTTAGCATTAACTTGAATTAAAGAACCAGTTTTATATCCACCAGCTCCGCCACCACCTCCACCAGAACCACATGGACCTGGAGTATTACCACCAGCCCCACCGCCAGCTACGACAAGAGTTTGAACAACTTTAGTTCCTGGTTGTGTTGTGTGATTTCCTGTTGACGTGACTACGGTAATCTTATCTTTACCATGAGAGGATTTATTTGATTTACCAATTATTCCGCCATTTGATCTAGCCATTTAAATTTCCTATGCCCAAGCTGAGCCATTCCAATCATAGACTGTTGGAGTTTCTGCGTCATCATCGGATTTAGTTGCTTCCCAACCTGTATCGTTGTCAGCGTTATATTTTGTTTCGTTCCATGTAATTGTGTAAGTAAACCCACTTCCTGATGTAGTAGATGGAAAAGTGATTGGTGCTTGCCAATCGTCATCACTATCTAATGCCCATGAAGCATGAGGTTGTACACCTAAAAATTTGTTTTTACTTGCGTCATAGACTATGCCTATACCTGCATATTGTTTTCTAAAATTGTTATTATAAGATGTTTGTTTCCATGTTCCGCCACCAAAGAAATTAACGCACCATGTTTCGCCATCAGCATGTTCATCTGAAGGCACTTCATCATTTGCGACAACTACTACTCTTTTTACAACTAAATGTGTATCAGAAGTAAAACCTGTCGGGTCTGTTATTGATTCTAACTCTGCAAAATGTGCCATTGTTTATTTTCCTTTTTTATTGTTGTTATACTATATTTATAATATATTAATTTGAGTTAGTCCAATCACCTGCTTTTACATTATCGTAAATATCATTTAAAGACCAAACACCTGGAGCGGTTCTCATAGTATTTACATATTCTCTAATAACAACGTGACCAGAACCACCTGCACCACCTGTAGCAGTTCTTGGAGAAGTTGGGTTTGTACTTGTACCACCACCTCCACCACCGCCAGTATTTGCTGATCCAGCACCTGCAGCGCATCCACCAAACATTTGACCAGATCCTGATACAGGAGTTGATGCTCCAATAGCTACATCTTTTGGGTTATTTGGAAATGCTTGTGCTGCACCACTACCACCTCCAGCATAACTTACTGCACTACCTGTAATAGAATTATTTGCTACAGCTCCACCTGCACCTGAGGTTACTGTTTCACCTGGGTTCGTACCGTTACCACCAGCACCACCAGCGCCACCACCGCCTCCAGCTACAAATGTAAAAGAACCTGGAACAGGTGTATTAGAATTACAGTTACCATTTCCGCCATTATTACCTTGTGCTCCACCAGGTTGACCACAACCATTACCATAACTAGGTCCACCACCACCTGATCCTAAAGGACCTGCACCATCACCTTTTCCACCGCCACCTGCTGTTAGACAATTAAATGTTGTATTACTACCAATAGTATGAGTACCACCTGCAGAATTACTAGCAGCACCACTTGATCCACCAGCACCAATTACAACTGCAAGAACACCGCCTGGAGCAACAGCAGTTTTAGTGCCACCTGGAAAAGAAGTTATAAGTCCCCCTCCACCTCCACCACCTTGGGCTCTACATTGTGCGTTTGATCCGCCGCCACCGCCACCAACCATAAGATAATCTACCTCTTTGGTTCCTGTTTGTGCTGTAAAATTTCCGTTTGATGTGAACGCAGTTGTTCTATTGACAGCTACGTTACTCGTTACTGTTTGAACAGGTCCTATGATTCCGCCATTTGCCATAGCTGATTAGATTCTCCCTATCTGTTATTAATCTGTAATTTCTTCGTATGAACAAAAATAAGTTAGATCACTTGCAGCACTTGCTGTAACCGCTAATATATCTGTTTCATCTAAGTAGATCGGATTCTCTAAAAATGATAATGTTGCGTC